AACGGCCTTCGGAGGCGTGACGAAGAAGTCGATCAGACGAGGCTCAAGCCGAGTATGATCAGGGTTGGTGTAGCTGGCTTTACCGCCGGCACTAAGGCCTGCGGGAGTCAGTACGACGGTCGAACCACCCGTCATGGATCCAGCCAAATTGGCGAGATTCACTTCAGTTTCACCTTGTGGTTAAGTACGGACCGCACGAGTGCCGACCCAGCTAACACTAGGGCCGACAGATCAAGCAGCCGTACATTGGACAGCCGTGGATTCCACACCGGCCAGGATGAGATCCCGTATTGGGCTCTCGTGTACTGCTCCACAGTGATCTCCGTGGAGACAGTGCCAAAGCTCCCACTCTCAGCACCAGACCAGGATATATTCCAGCCTTGGTACTTTGTGTAGGAGTCTTTGATGCTTACCGCGACTCCAAGAAGACGAGCCGACTGGAAAGGAGAAATGGCAGTAAGCCATGTCCCCACCCCCAGAAACCACTCCACCACAAAAGAGAAGGGGATTAACTCCCACGCCGTTGTGATTGGATCAGCTCCGAAACGGTCACCTTGTAAACCGGTGATCACTTCAGCGACAGCATATCCTCGATAGGTCCTCGAACCAGTTATGGTCTGAGTACCTGTGCCGGAACCATTACCGGAATCTTGTGTCCAAGACTCAGATGCAGATTGCGACAAGTCAACGGTAGTGCTCGAGTGACCGAACCGAAGTGGGCTCTCCGTCTTCATCTTGAACGCCTTTACGGCGTCTTCAGTGGAGTACAGGAGAGGGAGCCACCCGTATCGATACTCTAGCCAGTAGCCTGCAAAGTCGCGGAGAACATCGCCCGTAGGGCGATATCCCCTCTTGCTCTTTCGAGACTTTCTCGACGCCTTGAACTTTCTTTGGCGCTCAATCGCGGATTTGTATTCACGATCGAGAGAGGTATCGGAGACGCGCGGTTTACGATGGCTCCCCTTAGAGGCAGCTTTCGCTGCCTTAGAGGTAGTCTTCGCAGCCCGTACGGCTTTCCGAGCGGCAAGCAGGGCGTAGCGCAAAATCCTACGCCAGTTAGTCCCGAGAAGATCCGCAAGCTGTCGGAGCTGTGCCACATCAGTGAGCACATCCCAACACGCCTCGCGGGCCCGGGCCGCTGCTTCATTAGCTACAGCATCCTCAATAGAAGCAAGAGGAGCTGGAACACTGATCAGCCATGAACGTTCGGACCAATACTTCCCATGATGCCAGAAGCGGTAACACCCACCAATAAAACTGGTGAAGTGGTCGCCACTGCCGGCAGTTCTGGTAGTTACGGTCTTCTTGATGTCCATGGGGTTCAGAGGGAGAAACTTACCCTCTCGGACAAGCGAGTAGAACCTCGGGGTAACGCAATCGTCGATGTACTTAAACGTTTGCGTCCCGGTTGAAGTTACGTCGTCCGCGGCAAAAGTTGTCCAC